ATTTCATTTCCCCTTGAAAGTGCACAAATTATACATATGTTTTTTGTATATATTTTAACTGTAAAAAGTACAAAAAACGCTTGCATTTTTGGTACAATCTGATATAATAATTATAGAAACAAAAAGAACAACAAAAAGGAGAAAGAAAAATGAAAAAAACAATCAAAGTGAATGAATTGAAAAAAAGAAATCGAAAAATTAGTAAATATTGCAATTCAGTACTTGAAAGATGATGAGGAAAAAGAAAATGAGAAAAATTACAGAAAGAACACCTCGATGTGAGCGATATAAAGATGAAATCCCGATAGCTATATTATCGCTGTCAGCTTTTTCAGCAATAGCAATCTATCAACCGGATGAGTTTGACGTAGGCACTTGTGAGTTCGTAGTAGCTGATCTTAATGACAAAAACGAGTTAATTAAGCCGAGGCGTGTTATTACGCATTTTGATATAAACGGCGTTTCCTACTTTTATAGATACGGCAGGAAATGCTACTTAGATGAGTTCATAAGAATATTGCGAGTTAGTCCTGATTAATTGGCTTCTGTAAAATATAGCAAGTTAGTTGTTGCTAATAATCTATTATAAGCTGTACTTATATTATCATAAGAATAAAGAAATAGACAATAATTATAATATATGCTATTATAATAATGTACCAAACAAAAGGTACTTGTCTTTTTCCTTTACTTGAAAAATAGCTCCTGTCGTGAAGTTGGACTGAATGGGGTTCGAATCCCTTGACAGGAATTGCCGTAACGCAAAAAAAAAAAAAAAAAAGAGGGGAAAAAGCATGAAAAAATTATTCATAAGTCAGCCAATGCAAGGCAAAACAAATGAAGAAATTCACAAAGAGCGTAACGAGGCGATCAAAAAAGCATCTGAACTGTTAGGAGAACCAGTAGAAGTTATTGATTCTTTCTATGAAAATGCACCGGTAGGTGCAAAACCATTGTGGTTCTTAGGAAAATCTTTGCAACTTCTGGCAGATGCAGATCTGGCTTATTTTGCGACTGGATGGAAAGAAGCACGAGGTTGTATTATTGAACATGATAGTGCTATTGCGTATGGTATCAAGAGTATTGTTAGTGTAAAGTAGAAAGAAGAGGTAAAACAAATGGCAAGAAAAGAAAACATGGTAACAAGAACAATTAAGAGCACGCATTGCGTATTAATGTGTATTGACATCTCAATTGGCGAGGTAAAAAACATTGATGTAACATTGCCACGCACGTACAAAGAAGTATCTGACATGCTTACAAAAGCAAAAGAAATCTATGATACGGACACGCTTAAATGCGTGGAAGTCGTAGACTACGCGGAAAAAGAGTGTTTAATGGGTATGCCAGAAAGCTTATTCATTCAGTACGCTCATGAAATCGTAAAACAGAAAAAAGAAGAGAACTAGAAAAAGAGAGGTAAATAAAAGTGCAGATTTATGAAAATTCAAGAGAGTTTACTAAGGTAGAAATTTATCTTATGACATCTTCACCAGACGCGATTTCATTAAAAAACGTGGATGATGAAACTTCAATTCCTATCGACGGTTATATCCTGTTTAAGGATAAAGACCAGAATGGTGAAGAAACTGATATTCTCTCAATTATCACACCAGACAAAAAAGTATACGCTTGTCAGTCTCAGACGTTTAAGCGTTCATTCCTTGAAATCTTTGAACTGATGAATGGCGAAGCCTTTTCAATCATTAAGAAATCTGGTAAAACAAAAGCGGGGCGTGATTTTATTAATTGCGTACTTGATGTAAACAGTTTGATATAATATAATCAGGCGGAGCGGAAAAACAACCGCTTCGCTTCTTTTATGAGGTACTGGAAAAATGACATACAAGGAACAATATAAAAAAGAAATAAAAAGAATAAAACGCTTTATCAAGCGTGCTGAAAAAAGAGGTTATTCATTTAGCTTCAAAGAGCCAAAGCCACCGAAGCGTATTAGAAAAGAATCAGTTGAAAAACTGAAAAAAATAACGCCACAAAAGTTATACGCTTTTGCTACATACCGTGGTTTATATTCAGATTTTCGTGAGTTGTCTGGTTTAGAAGGACGAAAAAGAGAGCGTTCCGCGTCAGCGAAAAAAGCTGCTGAGACAAGAAAAAGAAAAGCAGAGCAGAAAAAAAGAGAACAGGAAAAGACACCTACTTTTGACTTTATCAATGAAATTATTTCAATGATAAATGAATTGCCGAATGGACGTTATATTTCATATCAAGTTTTTCTTGATTTTACACCACACAAGAATTTTTTAATTTCTTTGATTAATGATCGTGCAGATATTTCTTCAAAATACAATACGTTTGAAAAGTATTCAGAATATCTATACGATAATAAGGATAGAATAAGAGTATTATTAGATAAAATAATGCACGACAGCAACGAATCTGAAATTATTGCTTCATTTAACGAACTAGCTGAAATATTAAAAGGGTCGGCGTTATCGTTTGAAGAAGCTGAAATGATTGAGGAATTGAACCAATATTATGAAAGTTTTGTTGATTACTAATGCATGAGCGAAGATATAGATATTTTGTTGGTGATTTCGAAACAACTGTTGATGAAGATATTCACTCACAAACTTCAACGGAAGTGTGGGCTTCTGCTATCGTTGAAATGAATACAGATAATGTAGTCATTTTGAAAAGCATAGACGCAACTTTTCAATATTTACAGTCGTTCCGTGAAAACATTTGTGTGTTTTATCATAATTTAAAATTTGACGGTTCTTTCTGGCTTGATTATTTTATTAATAAATGCAAATTTGAACAAGCTTATGAAATTTTGAATGATGAAAAAACGTCGTATAAATGGTTAAAAGAAAAAGACATGAAAAATAATACCTTTAAATATTCTATTTCAAGAACGGGGCAATGGTACACATTCACTATTAAAGTAAACGGTATTATAATTCAAGTCAGGGATTCATTGAAACTTCTTCCTTTTTCAGTGAAACAAATCGGAAAATCGTTTGGAACGAGGCACAAAAAGCTTGAAATGGAATACAAGGGAAAAAGGTTTGCAGGTTGTGAAATAACTGATAAGGAAAAAAGATATATCGCAAATGACGTTCTAGTTGTAAAAGAAGCACTCGAAATTCTTTTCCACGAGGGTCACGATAAATTAACTATCGGAAGTTGCTGTTTGTCAGAGTTCAAAAGAATTGTTTCAAAAACAGATTATAATATGCTTTTTCCAGACTTGACGAAACAAGAAATTGATAAAAGTGTATACGGCTATGATAACGCAGATGCTTATATTCGTAAAGCATATAGGGGCGGTTGGTGCTATCTTGTAAAGGGCAAAGAAAATCAGATTAAAAGAAACGGAACAACAGCAGATGTAAATTCGCTTTATCCGTCAATGATGCATAGCGAATCTGGTAATCGTTACCCGTATGGCTATGCGTCTTTCTGGAACGGTAATTACATCCCAAAAGAAGCACAAACAAGTGAAACTTTTTATTATGTAAGAGTAAAAACAAGATTTTATTTAAAAGACGGGTATTTACCATTTATTCAGATAAAAGATTCATTATTATATAAAAGCACAGAATCTTTGACGACTTCAGATTATTACGATAAAGAAACACAGCAATATTATTCTGAATATATCGAAAAATATTCTGGTAAAAAATGCGATACACGTGCAACATTAACTTTATCAATGATTGATTTTGAACTGATAAAAGAACATTATGACTTAGTTGATTTTGAAATCTTAGACGGTTGTTGGTTTTATGCACTGACAGGTATGTTCGACGAATACATTGACAAATACAGGAAAATAAAAGAGACAAGTAAAGGTGCAAAGAGAACAGAAGCAAAACTTTTTTTAAATAATCTATACGGAAAATTAGCAAGTAATGACGATTCTAGTTTCAAGGTAGCATATTTAAAAGAAAATGGAAACATTGGTTTTATAACATCTACTGAACACGAAAAGAAAGCAGGACATATAGCAAGCGGAGCGGCTATTACTTCTTATGCAAGAAATTTCACCATAAGAGTCGCACAAAAAAATTATTATGGTATGAATAAAAAAGGTTTCATTTATGCTGATACAGATAGTATTCATTGTGATTTGCAACCAGATGAAATAAAAGGAATTAAGGTTCACCCAACAAATTTTTGTGCGTGGAAATTAGAAAGTTCATGGGATGAAGCTATTTTCACACGACAAAAAACATATATTGAACACGTTACGCATGAAGATTTGAAGCCTTTAACTAATCCATATTACAACGTCAAATGCGCAGGAATGCCCGATACATGCAAGGAATTGTTTGTTCAATCCATGACAGAACATACACTGGAAGATACAAAAGTGGATTTAAAAACAAAAGAAAAGCTTGAATTTTTGAAAACAAAACGAAGTATGTCTGATTTTAAAGTCGGTTTAAAAATCCCGGGAAAATTACTTCCTAAAAGAATAAAGGGTGGCGTATTGTTAACAGAAACTTACTACGAAATGAGGTGAAAAAAAATTGAAAGCACTAATTGATATTTCTGTAAATGATATAGCTAATTTATTAGCTGGAAAAGTAGTAAAATATAGTACTGAAAAATTAATAGGTGAAACAATAGAAATAGAGGTGAAATTAAATGATGAAAAAAGTAACATTAAAACAGTTTTTTAAAATTTTAAAAAATAAAATGGATTGACGCACATTGTTTACACGCATGTTTTTTGTCCGTATGCTGACGAATGTTTAGAAAATTTTATTGAAGAGGAGAATTATAAAATGAAACTAGAAATTGAATTTGAGAATAAAGAAGATTTAAGAAAAAAATTAAGTTCTTTATTACCAGACCCTATAACCCTCAATATAAGACCACGTTATACAGTCGAAGGAATTAAAAAATGTATTAAATTATATGATGATGTTTACAAAAACAATTATTTTGACATTATTAGAAACGGTAGAACTGTTATAAGGGCGAGAAATTATGAAGAGACAATCATTGAATTACATTCAATAACAACAGATAAGGATGCCATTATAATTCAAAACCCTAGTTGCCTATCTGACATATATGTATTTGTTTCTATAAAATAAAGGGCGGATTTTTACAATCCGTCCTTTTTATATCTTTATCTTATAAGTTCTTTAAGACGGTTCGCAAAACCGCGATTCACACTAGCAGTATAATTTCAACCGTGCGTCCTAGTTGTGACATGAAAAACATTATAAGAAGATATCAATATGATAAAGCAGTTAAGATAGCTTCTTTGCACTGTAAATCTTTGAATCTAAAACACCCTTTTTCAAAATAATATCGCATATTTGAAATAAAAAACTCGTTTGATTTTAGCATAACATAATTTACATTGTGATCTGCTGTTGTTATTGAAAGTTTAAAAGGAAAACTTTCATCATAATTTTTACCGCAATAAATGATACCTATATTCGTATATTCCCGTAACGAATATTTTTGACCTTTATAAATAAGGGTTGCTAAATATTTGTTCTTGCCTTTGGGTGTTTCAATAAAAGCATAATTATCATTCAGATAAACATTCTGACTTGAGTATTCCACATATGAATCATTTGAAAACGCTTTATTAAACCCGCTTTCCTGTTGTGCTATGGACGCTGATTCTATGAAACACTGTTCTAAAACAAAACCGTTACCTCTTAAAAATTTAGTATCATTTCTTAGTCTATTTCCGATTCCTAAAGCACTGTAATAAGGGTTGATAAGACTAACACTATTTGAAGCCATAAAAAGTGGTAAATATTTTACCTGTTTTCCTTGACCTCTGGCAAGACTAGTGTGAACTGAAATTAGTTTCTTAACTTCATCATTACAATAGTGATTAGTCTCGCTCTGATATTCGTCCATAAACATGTTTTCTACATCAGAAAAAAGATGGCTCATTTTTTTAATCTGATCGGCACTGTTTAAAGTTAAACCATATCCACAACTTTCATCATTCAAAAAAAGTTCATGATATATTCCTTTTGCCCTAGATTTGCTAGTAATTTCATCATTAGGAAAAAACAGAGTATGAATGTCTTTGAAAAATTTTTTATCAACATCATCTAATTCATAATTATATCTGTATATAAGTGCAAATTTTTGTTGTCTTTTTTTGAATCTATTCAACAACAATCTATTAAAATAAGTAGTCTTTCCGCCTGTTCTATTACCCGTGCACATGTAAATCTCTGGTCTATTTCCATTTATGTCTTTTAACGACAAAAGTTTAGTCCCATCATAATGTTCTTTTTCACACATTTCTTTTTACCTCATAAGTAAAACTTATTACATCATAAGAATTTCTTATTAATAAATTATAGCACACCTATTGAATTTTGTCAATTAATGTGATACAATTCATTTATAAGAAAAACTTATTATTTTATAAGATTAACTTATGAAAGGTGGTGAAATCATGGGTGCAGATTTTTTAAACATCTTAGGTAATTATGTGTTTCCTGTTGTGGCATGTTGTGCAATGGCGTATTTTGTTAAATATATGTACGATCAGACAAACAAACGTATTGACAATTTAAATGCACAGCACAAAGACGAAGTTGACAATTTAAGCACAGTTATTTCGAATAACACATTGGCACTTGAAAAAATGAACACGTTAATCGAAAGATTGGAGAAATAAATGAGAGCAGAAGTTTTAATTGAAAATGCAAAAAAATATGTCGGCACACCCTATGTTTGGGGTGGTGAAAGTTTGGGTGAGGGTGGGCTGGATTGTAGCGGTTTAATGTACATCTCATTGAAAGATTCTGGTTATAAAACTGTAAGAAAAACAGCACAGGGTTATTCTTTAATCGGTAAATCTGTTTCTTTAGATTCCATTAAAAGTGGTGACTTGCTTTTCTTCGGAAAATCACAAACAAAAATAACGCACTGTGCTATTTATCTTGGCAATGAATTAATGATTGAAAGTATAGGCTCATCGAAAAACACGAAAAATAATAAAGGTAGGGGCGTGGTTATTTCAAGTTTATACAGACGATTAGACTTAGTATGTGCAAGGCGAGTTTGTGAAGAAAAAAACGACAGCAATGTTTACTTTAAAGCAGGTAACATTTACACAGTTGTAGTTGACAACTTGAATGTTAGAATCAGACCAGATGTAAAAAGCAAGAGGAAAAACGCTGATGGTCTTACCCTTGACGGAAGAAAACACGCTAATTCAAGAGGACAGTTAATGCATGGTACAAAAGTAACTTGTAAAGAAATTGCAATAGATGAAAACGGTAACACATGGATTAAAATTCCTAGCGGATGGATATGTGCTATTTATAATTCGAGGGTGTATGTAAGATAATGGCTGAATGGATTTCAAAAAATGCGCATTTAACCGAGGCGGAAACACTAAATAATGCATATATTTTTTATGGAATATTTAGCAATCTAGGTTACAGTTTAGAAACCATATCAGCACTCGCAGGAAACGCAGAAGCTGAGAGCGGTATCAATCCAGAATTAGAAGAAGTTGGCGGAACAGGGTATGGAATTTTTCAGTGGACACCTAAAAATGATTTGATTGAAGCATGTGATTCACTAAATTTATCACCGTACACAGACGGAACAGTGCAATGTAATTGCTTAGACGGTGAATTATTCGTGCTAGAAAATCAATGGTATACCACAAATGCTTTTATAAAACCTTATATACCTAGTGGTGCAACCGCAGATATGGTAGGTGTCACAGCACAGGAGTTCAAAGAAAATACGCTCGGATGGACACCAGATAAGCTTGCTATTTTATTTATGGTTGCGTATGAAAGACCAGATAGAAACCCTGCTACAAACCATACTGAATTAAGGCAACAATTAGCGTTAAAATGGTATGAAGTTTTCAGTGGTTCTCCTGTTCCACCAACTCCCACAAAAAGAAAAAAAATGCCAATATGGTTGTATGTAAGAAAGAGGTGATATAATGTCAGTTAAAACAATTGATGAAATTATGACAAAAGTAAGAGAAATAATTGGCGAAGATGACAGTGACGGAGCGATCGAATTTGTTGAAGATATTTCTGACACGCTTGAAAGTTTTTCTAACGTAGAAGATTGGAAAACTAAATACGAAGAAAACGACAAAAAATGGCGTGAAAAATATCGTGACAGGTTTTTCACTTCAAAAGAAGTAGAAGAAGATGATATTGAAGAACCAGAAGAGAAAGAAAAGAAAAAATTTGAAGATTTATTTGAGTAAGAGAGGAGTGTTATAATGCCAAAAAGAGTTGCAGTTAGCACGTTAAATGCTACAACAAGAGATATTTTAAATGTAATCAGAGAGAATGCAGGTCTTGAATACCAGAACGCTGTTCCTGTTGTTGAAAAAGAAGCCGATATCCCAAAAGTAGGTGAAATCATTTTCGGAACGCCAAGTTTAAGCAATCAGTTTTTGAATGCACTTGTGAACAGAATCGGACTTGTGAAAGCACGTTCAGCGACTTTCAATAATCCTTATGAAATCCTTAAAAAAGGTTATCTTGATTATGGGGAAAGCATTGAGGATATTTTCACTTCACTTGTAAATGTACAGGTTTATGACGAGGAATCCGCAAAGGCAAGAGAGTTTCAGAGAAATTTCCCAGATGTAAAATCAGTATTTTATGCAATTAACTGGCGTGTTGTTTACCCAGAAACAATCAATGAGAATGACTTAAATTTAGCTTTTATTTCTGCTGACGGTGTAACCAATTTAATTGCTAAAATGATTGATGCTATTTACACTTCGAGTAACTATGATGAGTATTTACTTTTTAAATATCTCATCATTAAAGCAGTTTCACATGGCAAAATGTATCCAGTTTCTATCGGTGACGGCACAAATGCAGCTGATGCAGGTATTCAGTTCAGAGGTCTTTCAAACATGTTACCGTTTATGAGTTCTGAATACAACGAAGCAGGTGTTAAAAATACTACACCAAAAGAAAGACAGGTTATTTTCATGGACGCTATGTATAATGCTAAATACGACATTGAAGTTTTAGCAGGTGCGTTCAATATGGACAAAGCGGAGTTTATGGGGCGTTTATTCTTAGTAGATAGTTTTGCTACGTTTGATAACGACAGATTTACTGCTATTCGTGAGAAATCTGACGGTCTCGAAGAAGTGACACAAACTGAACTTGATTTGATGAAACACGTCAAAGCTATTTTGATTGACGAAGAGTGGTTTCAAGTGTACGATAAACTGAACAAGTTTACAGAAAAATACATGGCTTCGACAATGGAGTGGAATTATTTCTATCACGTTTGGAAAATCATAACACACAATCCATTTGCAAACGCTGTTGTATTTGTAGATGATACTGAAAATGTGGCATTGCCCAATACTATCACTGCTGTGATTACTGGAAAAATGACAGATGATAATGCAACAGTTTTAACTGTTGAAGCAAGTGCTAACGGTGCTAAACTTTCACCAAACGTAGCAAAATTTGTTCAGACTAAGGAATTAATTGCAAACGGTATTGCTGTTCATGGCTATGGTGCGTATATGATTCCAGCAAATAACAAATCACAGATTCAGATTGTGGTTGAAAACGGCGGTGCTACTTATACGGATAGCAATACGACGATTGGCGCAGATAGTAATGTAGGCAAGAGTGTTACTCTTACAAAGAAGTAATATAATAATATAATACTTTTAAGAGGGCGTTTTTTACGCCCTCAGAAATGAGGTAATATGACAGAGCAGAAAATTAATAAAAGTGATTATACTGATTCTAATAATAAAGTGTGGGAAAGTGTTGGAGAAAACATTAGGAAAGGTAGTAAAAATTTAAAATCAACTTTTGATAATTTAGATGAAAATGAATTGTTTAAGTTACCTGTGATTCCGATTAAGGGTCACTGGGAATATATTATTGATACGGTTAATTCAACTTTGCTTCATTCTTTTTCAAACTATTGTATTAACAGTAGTAACCGTCATGCAGAATTAAGTTGCAAAATTTATTCGATTATTCTTATAAACAGTGATAATATAGCACCTTCTCAATCAATATGTTTACCGTTCGTTAAGGATAACGAAACTTATGTTGAATTTCTTGCAGATGCAACAGAAGAGTGTGTTAATGAATTTTTAATCTATATAGGGGATGAATAATGTATATCGAACCGACTACAAATATAAGACTTTTAAAAGACGTCCCACTTGATAACAGCTATAAGCACACGTTATTCTTTCAAACACACGCTAATCAGATTGAATATTTTGTTTCTAAACAAAAATATAGTTTGGGTAATTATTCGTACCAGAGAATAAATAAAGGTGTTGCAAGAGTTGGCATTTGCGCTGATAACATCTACGAGTGTAATTATATGATGTTTAAAAACATAAATTTTGGCGATAAATGGTTCTATGCGTTTATCACAAAAATTGAATATGTTAACAATGAAATGTCAACTATCGAATTTGAAATTGACGACATACAAACATGGCTGTTTGAAATGCAATTAAAAGAATGCTATATTGAGCGTCAGCACACAGTATCAGATAATAAATACGAGCACATTGAACCAGAAAGTATCGACTTCGGAAACATGGTTACGCTCGACAGCTATTTACCAAATACTACAGTTGATTCAACAGGAGTACACATTGGTGATTTTCACGAGTGGGTTTTAATTGTTTGTGTAGCACCGTCTGGAAAAAATGATATCCTCGCACTGGTTCAGAATGGCATGGTTTCCTGTGCAGAATATTATATTTGCAAAAATTCTACAACTAGTGTTAAAGATTTTCTTGAAAATGTTCTTACTGGGTATGACCAGAATAGCATTTATAGTGCTTATATGTTCCCTAGTGCTTTTTGCAATACAAGTGGTGATACTGTTCATATTTTACAATATGGTCAGACAGCACCTATTCGATATGATATTAATGTGAAAGTACCAGATAATTTTAGAGGGTATGTTCCGAAAAACAACAAATTGTTTTCATCACCTTATACAGTGTATGAAGCAACAGACGATTGTGAAAATAGTCAGTATTATTATCCAGAATTATTTAACAGTAGCAATGTTAATTTTCATGTGTACGGGAAATATATTGGCAACCCAGAAATTGCTATTACGCCCTTATCTTACAAGGGTGAAACTGAAAACTATTCAGAATCATTTGTTATAGGGAATTTTCCTATGGCTTCATTTGCGAGTGATACTTACAGGGCGTGGGTTGCTAATAACGGTATGCAGACAAAAATTAATCTTGCATCAAGTTTAACTCTGGCTACTGCAAATCTATACAGTGGTAATGCTATTGGTGCTTTTTACAATGCTACTAGTATTGCATCACAAATTAACGGTGCTATTGTGGCGTACAATCAACCTAACAAATTGCTAACCACAGATAACAGTCAGATTATTGCTACGTTATTGCAAAAAGTGCCTAGAATTAAAGTTAAATGTTTAACTGAATCATATTTGAAACAAGTTGATGATTACTTCACAACTTACGGCTATGCTTTAAATGTGGTGGCTGTTCCAAACATTCATGCTAGAAAAGAGTTTACTTTCATAAAAACAAAAGATTGTGTGGTTCGTGGTAATCTACCCGTAGATGCAATTAGAACAATTTGCAAATGTTTTGACAGTGGTATTACATGGTGGGTGAATGGTGAAAACGTAGGAAACTATGAAGTTGATAACTCAGTGTTATAAGGCGGTGTATAATGAAGAAAAAGAAAAATCAATCGTTCCATAATACGCTAATGGCGAACGGTGCAACTTATGTGCAATATTATAACCGATTAATGGAACTTTCTATGTCAATGTTTGAATGGAAAAATTTACCAGATACTGTCGATGAAAGATACTTAGAACTAGGACTTTTTTCTTCTGGTTGTATGGTATTTTTTAAAGATGATGTAATCGGAGAATTAGCTTTGAATATGACATATCAAGGTGGTTTTGATATTTACGGTGAACCTACTAAACGGAGAGCGTATAGTAGATACAACCAATTTCAAACAACTCTTGATAAAAACAACAGTGTAATTATCTGGAACAATATGCTTAGAACTAATTCAGCACTTGACGTACAAATGTTTGCATATAGATTGTACAATCTTGATAGAATAGTTGACATTAACGCAAACGCTCAAAAAACACCTGTCTTAATAACTTGTGATGAAAAACAAAAGTTGACTATGAAAAATCTTTACATGCAATATGAAGGCAATTGGCCCGTTATCTTCGGCGATAGCAATTTAGACATTAAAAGTATCAGTGTGTTAAAAACAGATGCGCCTTTTGTTTCCGATAAAATTTATGACTTAAAGGTTAAAATCTGGAATGAAGCACTCACTTATTTAGGTATTTCAAATATCAACGTTACAAAGAAAGAACGCATGATTACAGATGAGGTTATCAGAAATCAAGGTGGAACGATTGCTAGTCGATATTCAAGACTTGATAGCAGACGTAGAGCAGTTAAAAAAATTAATAAAATGTTTGGACTGAATATAACTGTTGATTACAAAGAAGATTTTCAAAGTAAAGACATTAAAAATGCTTCGATAGGTGGTGATAGCCTTGAGTAAATACACAACGCAAGTTAGATTTATCTGCGAAAGTAAAAGTGGATTAAATGAAAGCCCGGGTTCTTTATCAGTTGATGAAATAATTTCTAAATCATGGGATAAAATTTTTACAACGAAAGTACAAATTTTTGATGAAGATTATAGAAAGATAATTTGTTCAAAAATATTGAAACATTTTTACTTGCGTGAAATTGGTGCTGAAACTTTTGGTGCATGGCAGTTGTGGATGAATACTAAACTGGAAGAAATTATGCCGTTTTATAACCAGTTATATGAATCATGCAATCTTAAATTTAATCCATTTTTTGACGTAGATTTGAAAAGGAAGCATGAGGGTAAAGGTAATACAGTTAGTAACGGTGACAATAGAACTGTTAACAATACGTCAGTTAATGCTAACAGCATTACGGAGAATAACGGTGTAAATCATGATTTATATAGCGATACACCTCAGGGTGCGTTAACAGGAGTTGAAAACGAAACCTATTTAACGAACGCTAGAAAAAACATTGACAAAAACACAACAAATACAAATACAAACACGAATAGCATTAACAATGAAACGAATACTAATAAAACAGAAGCAAACACGACAAATGAATATATTGAAACAATAGTTGGCAAACAAGGTAGTAAAAATTACAGTGCTTTATTAAAAGAATATCGTGAAACTTTTCTAAACATTGATTTTATGATTATTGAAGAATTTAATGACTTATTTTTAAATTTATGGTAGTGAGGTGAAAAAATGACAGGGTATGAGAACATTAGACGTATGTGTTTTCCTTTGGTTACACCAGTTTTACCGAGTGTGTTTGATGATTCATTATCATACTACGAGTGCTTAACGCACGTTGTCGGTGTTTTAAATAAAACGATTGACGCAGTTAATTTCATTGGTAATAACACTGAACAACTTTTCAATCAGTGGATTTATGAGCACAAAAACGAAGTATTGTTAAATGCGTCATATAACGAAGAAAGTAAAACTTTATTCGTATATGCAAAGGAATAATGCAGGGTGGTAAACAATGAAAAAATATATTGAAAAAATTGATTTATCTGGAACAGAACTTTTTATCAGTGATTCAGAATCTAAAGAAGAAACTAAAAGACTGTGGAAAAGATTCGGACAACTTGATTTATCTGGTAAGACTGTTTTCATTGGTGACAGTTACGGGGAGGGCTATACCACAATATTTGATAATAATGGTGGTATAAAAGGTTACACTATTAAGCCATGGGAAAATTATGTTATCGAAAATTGTGGGATTACAGACTATGTGATAAGCTGTCGTGGTGGTTCTGGTTTTGCAGTAGCAAACAATAATTTTGAATCGTTAATTGATAGTGTTCAAGTTGACGTACCAGAGAGTGTAAAAAATATAGTCGTGTGCGGTGGTTATAATGAACCAGCCGACATTAACGCGATACAAACAGCTGAAATGAGTTTTTACAGTAAAGCGAAAAGTAAATTCCCTAATGCTAAAATCTTTTGTGGAATGATTGGATGGGATGTTAATTCGACTAACTGGGATAAGTTTAACAAAGTGTGTGAAGCGTATCAGTATAATGCAGTTGATTGGTTTTACTTGAATAACGTACAGTATTCTATTAATTCTGATGGTCTTATGAGTGCTGACGGATTTCACCCGAATGAGACAGGATATTCGAAGATAGGACTTTACGTTTCAGAAGCCTTGAAAACTGGTTCGTGTAATCCGAGTTTCTTTAACGCAAATGCTAATGTTAGATTTAGTCCTAAGTGGACGTTAGCTCCCGGTAGTGTTTGGGATATTGTGACAAATTACGACGGCAATAAAAGTAGAATCATCTGGGGAAATACAGTGATTGCACCAGTCGGTGATACTACTATTAAATGTGATGGAACAGAATATTTAGTAGCTGCGATAGATAGCACATCTTATATCGGTGATGGCGCAGGATATAGTGTTATTGATAGTTCAGTAATTGTACAAAGTGGTACACTTTTCTACAATATTCCTTGTCAGTATCATATAATGAAAAGAGAAATCTATATGAGTTTTTATGATGTTGATGATACGCATACGAATTACAGAACTCTGACAGATGTAAATCAAGTGCAGATTAAACGTGAAAGTTTGGTAGAATAAATGCTAGAGGGTGGTGCATATCCATCCTCTTTTTCTGTTAAAATGAAATTGTCAGAAAACTTATTA